ATGAAGTACCCAACAGTAAGATTTGTGTTTGACCGGAAACACACAGCAAGCAAGACAACAAAAGGAACCGTTCAGATAGAAATATTATTTGAACGGAAAAGGAAATGGATTAGTACAGGCGTTAGGCTATATTCCGACCAATGGAGTGAAAAAAACAAAGTCAAGAATACAGTTCAATCCATAGACCTGAACGAAAGACTCGATGCGCAGATACAGAATATAAACGAATTTATCAACTCCCTTATAAAGAATAAGGAGCCCTTTAACTTTGAAAAGCTGGAGCATTTCCTAAAGTATTCACAGCAGAAAGAGAGTTTTCTTGACTTCATAAAGCGCCGGGTAAGCGAAAGAACAGATTTAAGAAAGGGAACTTTAAACACCCATGCCACATTAATTAACTCTCTGGAAGAATTTGGTAGAATCGTTTATTTTTCCGACATAACAACGGCCAACATAATGTATTATGACGATTTCCTACATAAGAAATATAATAAACAGACCACCGTTCATGGCTATCATAAACGCTTGAAAAGATATATAAATGAAGCTATTAAATATGAGTTGTTAAAAGACAACCCATATAATAGGCTCAAATTTGACCGCGGAAAAAGCGAAGGAATAAAATACCTTACCATAGACCAAATAAAGCAAATACAGAACTTAGAAATAACATCAGAAAGCATTAGTAAGGTTAGAGACTTATTCGTCTTCCAATGCTTCACCGGTCTGTCTTATGCAGATTTGTCCAAATTCGATTTCTGCGGAGTAATCAAGAAAGGAAGCAAATTTTTTATTAGAGATATTAGAATAAAAACAGAAGAAGAATACTTTCTTATGCTCCTAAAACCCGCAATGGAAATATTGAGAAAATACGACTTCAAGCTACCGATAATAAGCAATTACCAATATAATTTAAGGTTGAAAGTCGTTCAGGAAATTGCAAGGATAAAGCAAAGCCTTCATTCCCACATGGCAAGACACAGTTTTGCGGTAATGGCTCTGAATATGGGCGTATCAATCGAAAACCTTGCCAAAATGATGGGACATACAGATATAAAGACAACCCAGATATACGCGAAGGTGCTAAACAAGTCCGTGCAGGAAGAATTTGAAAAGATGGACAGCAAGTTATAACCCAAACAACCCAGTGGGTTAAATTCAACCCAAAACAACCCAAAACAAGCGCAACAACCCACTGGGTTATAAAATCATTCTCGCCCTTCAATAAATTCTTTTAATCTGTACAGTCTGTCAATTGACGGGTTATAAAACGGGTCGGGGAAATGCTGGTTTATATCGTGTATATTCGCCTGTATGTATTTCTTGACATCGAATATATTCTCCGACTCGCTCAACTCTATTTGAGCAGGTAATTGAGCCGTTAAAGCCCAATGAACAATAGCCTTTACACTATCTTCGTCGTATGCGTATTTACTTTCTTGTGCCATAAAATATTTATGTATATATAAAATCAGGTGCAAATCTATTTAAACCCGTTGAAATATCCCATTATTTTATCTGATAATTCACGCAGCCCGCAGCATATATACGTTTCGGTCATCGTTACACTGGAGTGCCCTAACATCCGGCTGATAGAATACAAGTCTGCACCTCTTAAATATAAGTTGGTTGCGCAAGACTTCCGGGCGGAATGCGAGGAAATAAATTCCCACTTTTCACCGGTTATATATTCGCCCGCCTGGTACAGCTTGATACGCTTGCTTATCCCGCATCGCCGGCATATGCTTCTTATCGTGTCATTAAAGGTCACATCCGAAACCTTTCGTTCATTGATACCGTATTCCCGGTTTTCTTTCAATATCCGGAGCACAGCAGGGGCCGCTGGTATCTCCGCTTTAATCTTGGTTTTCCGTGAAACATATATCAGTCTTCCGTCTACTATGTTGTCCTCTGTAAATTCTATATAATCCGAATGTCTGGCGCCTGTAAGGCAACCGAGCAAAAAGCAGTTTTTTACAGCGCGTTCCGTTTCATTAATAGGATTATACGCCAATAACGTTTTTATCTCGTCGTCCGTTAGCCACGTACTTTGCGTAGCGTCCTTTTTTAAGGTCAATATAGCCTCAAAACCTTTTGGAAAAGAATACATATCGCTGTACAGGTTAAGAATTGATTTAAGCATAGCGCAATAGGTTTTAGCGCTATTGGTGGCTACCCTTTCATTAAGAGCCTGAACAAAGTTGTACAACCTCGGTTTTGTTATACTGTCGAATGTACATTCCACTTCGTTAACCTCTTCATACACCCGCAACACCTTTCCGTATTGCGGGTATTTCTTCAAAAACACTTCCTTTAAAGTCTCCATATTATTCACCTGATTTATTGTCTTTTGTTTTCCCTATCGCCATAGCGATGCCTATCAAAGCCGACGTAATAACCAGCGCCGGGCTGATGTTCCATAATATCACTACCAGAACAATTGCCCAAAGTATAAAACCTAAATACATATTATTTCCTCCTTTAAATTATTCGTTTATTAAATCCACCAACTATTTATACCTCCTACCTTAATTCTGCTTTAATCTTTAACAGCAACCAGCTTTCCGCCTTCCGTCATAACAAACCGTATTACCGATTCTCTTCCCAACAAATAAGAGTCCCCAAAGAGCGTATATCCTGCAAAACTATCGTATTTTAGAGAACCTTTACCGACGGTTTTAGATTGTCCGTCATGATACACTATATCACCTTGCTTTATTTGTGATATATGAACCTTTTCAGCGGCAAATAAATGCTTTTCCTTATTAATATGCAACGCCAACACTCCCATATCCTTAAAATTTATCTGATTCATCGTTTATAAATTCCTTGATTCTCTCTATATCGGTGCCGCTGATAAACAACACAGCACCGAATAACAATAACATAACAAAGAACATACATTTATACGAATTGGTCTAACTCTTTTTCAAGTTCCGCCCGGTCGATTTCCGGGAACAGTTCTAAAACCAAATTCAAGGCCCCGCAATAGTCACACCCGTATTCCTCTGTATCCATCAACCGCAACACCATTGTACACGGAATACTTTTGATACTATCAAATTCCGGATTATATATTTTTGTATTAAGCAATTCGCGTTCATTTATAACAATATCGTTAGCCTTCATATTATATCCTCCTATATTTAATTATATAATACTTCTTAACCGTCCGTTTTCGTCTACATGAGTGTTAAGTATCTCCGCCCCTTTTGCGGCTTCTCCCTTAGTCGGATAGCTTTCTATTATACAGTTGTCCAAATTATCTAATACGCCATAATATCCAGGTGTTAACGGCTTATCCTTTACGGTGTAACGCTTTCCTTTTACTTTCTTCTCGTAAAATTCCACACCCTCCGCAAGCGGGGTGTAATGTGATGAGGCGCTAAGCGTGCCCGATTCTATCTTGTCGTTAAACTCAATTATACCGGGTAAATCTTTTTTTAAGCTGCTTTTCACGCTCACACCGTCATAGGTTACGCGAAACTTACGCTCTCCATCCGTATATACATTGAAAACATCGCCCGGCTGTATATCTGCACGTACTTTCGCGCTGGTCATGATTCCCGCGCCTTCAATATCATAATAGCGCACGCCGTTAAAGTTGTCCGTTTCGATTAAATGGATATTTTCAAATGGTCCCGTTTCCTCCGCAAGTTCCGGGATATATATTTCTTCAGGAAGCGCCGGCAACTCTGTAGGCGTTATCAGTTCTTTCACCTTGTCCGCTTGTTTCTTGCTGAATATCCAGCCGGCACGCTTTTCTCCGTTATAATTTAAAGAAGGGTTAAAGCGTCCGCCCAGTTCCTTTAAGTGCTCTTTTATAGCCTTCGTATCGCCAAACACAGCAACCGCCTTTTCTGAATAGTCCACGATTTCCAGACCTTCAACCGTCACGGCTTCCACTTCTTTGGCTTCCTCAACCTTTTCAGCCTTAACGCTGCTTTTCTTTGCTTTCGGTTCTACAACCTTATATTCATCACTCACTTTTATCTTTAAATAAAAATTAGTGTCGTAATAATCCTGCATACCGTCGCTATCATCGTAACGGAAAGAGCTTGCGTAAGTCGTAACAGCGTTCAACACTTTGAACATTTCCGGCGTTAACTCATCTTCCCATCCCTTTACGGTGTTCATCGTGGACATATAGCCACGTTCTGCACTTCTTGAACCTTCAACGAAAGGAATACAAGTGCCTTCTTTCAGTTCAATGTACATTGAATCCGTGTACATGCTCCATTCGGAACGTACAGAGAATTTAAAGCCCAGGAAATTCTTCTTTGCAAAAGCCCTGACCTTTGCGGCGATTTCCTTTGTGCTTAACTTGCTGTCATAGTTCGAACCAACCCAACCGTTTGCGGTGTAGAAATTCATTGCTTTCATGATGATAAGTTTTTATGTTATTAATTTGTGCGTGTCCCGGAACTTGCACCGGGTGCAACGCTTGTACGTTTCACGCTTTGATAAATTCCGAGAACAAAGGAAGCTTATCCAATGCCATGGCAGCCGTATATCCTCCAGACCATCCTTTTTTATATCCTCCAAAATCTTTCTTGAAAGTTAGGTTAATGCAAAATTCTTTGCCGTTATCGTATTTGTACAAGGAAAATTTGTACAAGTCTTTTTCTGAATGCTTTTTAAGCCACTTTAAATTATTCATTGCTTGCTTCCATTCATTTTCTTGTCGTTCAAATTCCCACCCGGTTTCTAAATCGAAGTAGATAGACTTATTTAGTAACTTCTTAACGCATGATAGCCCTACATTGTACGTATTTCCATCGCTTTTCCCTTTTATCGTAGCAATATTAAATATTGTACGTCCACAATCATCACACGTTAATGGAGTGCCATTTTCTACTGTTTGCATACACACGTTAATTAATTCGTATTCCTGTGTAGGTAAGTTCCCTTTTTTCATAATGTTATAATTTAAATTGCTAAAATTCAACCTTATAGCGTGATTAATAGCCTGATAACTGCCTGTATACACTGCCTGCATACTGCATCATTATAATAAGCCAACGAAATTAATTTGAAGAATATTTGCAGGGAAAGAAATAAGAAAGTACCTTTGCTCCATGTACGGGGGGTACTTTCGTACTTCCTACCTTTGAGGGTCTTAACATTGCCGTGTTAAGGCTCTCTTTTTTATTCCAACACTTAATAACACGCCTGTAAGAACAAGAACCTTATATCTATCTCTTTCTTACATTACAAAGATACGAATTATTTTGTAAACAGCAAAGAATATTGCAAAATATTTTCATAAAATAATCATATTATAAAACATGTAATAAACACAATATAATACGCTATATATCAATTATTTATAATATAAAACACATCCGTAAGAATATGTAAATATATAATATCACAACAAGCATAATAAACACTTTAAATGCAATAGAAATAATCTATATTAATAATGTAACATATAGACAACGTGAATAAGCATAGGACGCTAACAAAGCACAATGATTAATAGATATTATCTATAACACATACATGAAACATTGATTTTATTTATTAATGGTATTGGGTGTCTTCGGCTGCGCTGTGACAACCTTTACTTTATTCTCAGGACTGGAGGGTAGCAACGATGTAAACAAATACAAACTTTATATTATACATATAATGTAAACCACAAATCACTATTATACAACAAAATACATTGCAAATACCCTGTAAAGAGCCACCCCCACCCCCTATATTTTTGTAAGGAAATCGGCGTAGTCACCTCGCCTAAAAATTTTTTATTTTCTCCATTTTCTACCAATTTGTAATGATATTTTACAACAAGTCAACCATTGTATTTTTACATTTTTGCACTATATGGATGATTATCGGGTAATTTTCTATGTTTTAACGCATATTAATTAGAAAATTTACTTGTTTTATAATCAGATAGTTGTATATTTGCATAATGAAGATAAAGAACATAGATATATGTATTTAGCCTTTACAGATAAAAGAAAAAAGGTTATTTTCATAAAATGCGCCTATAGGAGCATGCGTTATGTTCTTTTAAACACAAAATGAGCGACTTACAATGAATAGAAGGGAATTAAAGGATTATGTGCTCGGTCTGCTGTCGCAACATTGCGACGAATACGCCTCTACATTCAGGGATATATCTTTGGTTACAAGCAATCCGGAACGTACAGACAGATACGGCAGGCGTCTTGAGGAGTTGTTCCGGGAGGGGTATGGTGTTGTAACGAAAGACATTGCCGATTACCGTGTTCCGCTGTATGTTTTTACAGGAAAGATATACGAGTACATGGACTACAATGTGCTCTATGATGCCGTAGACAGGTGGCTTGAGAAAATGGGTGTTGCCGCCCGTGACCGCACTAATAAGATTATGTATTCTTACATGAACCGGATAATCAATGTCATTAGAGACCATGAGCTGCAACCCGACCTTAGCATTATGTGCTTTACTAATTGCGTGGTTGACATGAATACTTTAAAGACTTACCCGCACTCTCCGAAGTTTGACTGCGTGAAGATGTATCCGTTTAAGTATGACCGCAAGGAGATTTTCAACTGTCCTACCTGGAGAAGCTTTCTTGGAGAAAGCTGGATACCTACGGAAGAGTTGGACGGCGTATTGCCGGAAAAGCACAAGCGCAGGATATTGCAGATGTTCCTCGGTGCTTGCCTTGTCAATAGGAAAAATATAAGCTTTGAGTATTTCCTTATATTGCAAGGTACTGGCGCAAACGGTAAAAGTGTTATTTACCGGGTTCTGAAGGATATGTTTGGAGAAGATGAAATACTAAACATAAAGATGAGCCAGTTTGCAAGAGGTGGGGATGAGCAGCTGCGTGCTGCCTACTCGATGTCAAGGAAAAGGCTTATGTACTGCACGGAAAGCAACCGTGGTGATTTCAAGGACATGAGCATCATCAAGGCAATATCCAGCGGAGAGCCGATTGCCTGTCGGGGAATAGGTGGGAATATCACAATGACGCAGAGACCTCCTATTATGCTGTGCAACTCCAATTACCGTTGGCAGCCGAAAGATTTCCTGAACCGTGACGACCCTGACGACGAGAGTATGCAGCGCCGCGCCCTGGTGCTGAACTTTGACAAGACAATACCGGTGGAAAAGAGAGACACCATGCTTGCAGAAAGAATGAAAGCGGAACATGCCGGTATAATGGCTTGGATTGTGAAAGGGCTGTGCGAACTTAAAAAGAACAATTGGCGGATGCCTGAGAACTTGGGCGGGAAGATTGATTTGAAACTGGAACGGATACGGTCGAGCGTTACGGGAAAGGATGGAAAACTCGTGGATGGGAGCATTTCGGAATATTTCAAATACAAAGAGTGCCAGCCGGAAGAATTTGAAGGGAGCGGCCCCATAGAGCTGACATCCTCGGATATATACAAGAACTATGAACGGTTTTGTAAAAAGAACGGGGTCATCCCGGTTTCGCAAAGGAAGTTGGGGATTGACATGCTTTCGCTCGGATACGTACGGGAAAAACGTGCAGATAAGGGATATAGTAATGTTTATATGCTGTGGTGTGGCAACGAGGATATTGTGAACAACTTTATGAGACACGTGCCCAATATTGCGGAAGAGGCGAAGACCAATCTGTTTGAAGGTTGGGAGTATTCGGACGATGATTTTTTGAATGAAGATTGACAGATTTACTTAATTAAATATCAAAACTATGGATTTCGGAAAGACGCAAATCGGGAATATGGTTATTCTCAAGTACAAGAAGGGAGATTTGCCCTTTATCAAGGTATCGACCGTAAGCGGGGACTTCTCTGTTGAATATGGGGCAGGAAGTGTGATGTTCATGCTGCTCGACAATGCCCCAATAGAAGATAAGGTAGACAATCTGCCGATGCTTATAATACGCAATACGCAGTATGTGGCAAACTGCATTGACGCAGAGTTGCAGGTGGATGTGTTGAAGGCAGTCGGAAACGCCCTTGACCGTGCGGATGCCAAGCCCATATCCGACGAGGAGGACGCCAAGATTATTGAGGAGGAAAGGCAGATGTATGAGATGAAGAAGGAAATAGAGAAAGAGACAGATAAATAAACCATATTAACATTTAGACATTATGAAAAAGTTTGTTATTTTACCAATTATCGCATTTATATTATTGACTATTGGATGCTTTATTGCATTGCCATATTATAATGTTTGGGAACAAGAGATGTCTGGTAAGGCTGAATTTGCTAAAGCAGAACAAAACCGCAAAATAAAAATTGAAGAAGCAAAAGCCAACTTAGAGGCTGAAAAACTAAATGCTCAAGCAGAAATAGAACGAGCTAAAGGGGCAGCAGAAGCTATTAAAATAGAAAATGGGAGCATAACCCCTACATACATCCAATACTTATGGGTACGCCAGCAAGCCAATCTTAATGACAAAACTGTAATATATATACCAACAGAAACAAATCTACCTATTCTTGAAGCCAATAGGAATAAATAGAAATATAATAAAGCCGGGAATTATCCACCGGCTTTATTTTTGACAGCAAGGTACAAAGAACAGTTGTTGCATGAAAGTGGCAGATAGAAATGCACTGTAGTATCCTCTTCCTTTATTTCGTCCTTTTTGATTTGCGTAATGTCTGCTATCATTTTAGTAAGGTCAATCCATTCCTTGCATCCCTCTTTCCCGTCATATTTCTTACGGGCAGCGATAAGTTTACGAAGTTGGTTTTCTTTTGATAACTCGGAAGCAATATCTTCCTCACTAATACCATCTACCGATATATCATCCTCTTTCTCGCTCTCTTTTTGCCTGCGTTTAATCTTTCTGCTTGCAGAGGTCAAATAGTCCATGAAGTCTTTATCGTCGGACAAAAGGGTATTCATGTTCTTCTTGTTTATCTCCAGGTTATATACCGGATTGTAAAGACCGGAAATAAGATAGGCGTCCTTGTCTTTCCATCCTAACGCTAAAAGGTCGGCAAAAGCCTTCTCTTTTATACTGATTCCCGCTTTTCTGCATTCAGAACCCAATCCTTTACTGAATGTTATTTTTTCTTCCTTCCCTCTCAACATATTATTATGATTTTTAATTATACAAACACAAAATAGCAGCAGCATCTTATATGCCACTGGTTCTGATAGTCGGATATGGGATGATAGCCAACCATGCTGTCGCAATAAGAGCATGGATAACTGCTCCCACGATACGAATAAAAGCCCGTATATCCTTTATCCTTATGTTCAATGCCCCAAAACCACATCCACGCAGAGCCTATTGCAAATCGGGTGAGGGTATTTAGGGAATTGTAAGCAGAATTGGACTTGCCAACTCCATAACTTACCCCATCGGTTTTAATACGTGTGGCAGCAGCCCCGCCATTATAGACCGCCCGCTTAAAATAAGGATTGGTATAAGGTGAATTAAGATAAGACTTTACACTACCCTTTATTTTATCTTTCCCGATTCCGGCTATCAGACCGGCTGCAATGGCAGCTTCCACTTCATACTGAAATCGGTTGCAATAAATGCTGATACGCTCTGATAATGTCTTCCCGTGGTCTTCCCTGTTTATAAAATCTACAATTGCATCTCTTTCCTCCTTTCTGTCATATACAGAAAGAGTTTCCGTGTAATCGTAAATTAACTCACGCAACTTACGGAGTACTTCGCTTACATCCCGCTTTAAGTTCTCATTTGCAGAGAACCGGAATATTGCAGGCTGAATATCATACTTGAATGATATATCTATAATCTCTTTTGCCGCTTGTACAAGAAGCTCCTCCAAATGACTTTGCATAGATATTTCAGCCTGCAAACGTAATTTTATGAAATCCTTGGCATCCTGTATCTGTTTTTTTGTAGGTTGCTTCATAGCTTGTCGTCTCCTGCCGGATTATGTCCAACTTCATTATCTGTGGCGGATACCTGCTGGGATTTCAATTCATAAAGAATATCAGCCTGCTGTTCTTCTTTCTTTTCTTTCATAATCCTATCCCAGTCACGAGGATTGCTGTACATCTGAATTTGCTCATTTGCGGTCTGTCGGGACAAGAACCCGTTTTGAACAGCAACTGCAAGATTTTGTACAAGTTCAGATTCATTCAGATGTATATACGGCTTTATCCAAGCATATACATTCAAATTTTGCAAGTCGATAAGATTTTCAGTTTCCACCCCATAGCCATAAGTGAATATCTTTACCATATCGTCAATGAGATGGTTATATTCTTGGGCATCCTTCATGGCATTTTCAAAAGCAGGAGAATAAAGCAGCTTTATGGCTACACCTGGAAGGTCTCCGCTTCTTACTTCCGGTGGAATTACCGCAAAAGACTGCTCATAAATTAACTTGTATAAAGTATCAAGCTGCTTGGTAAAGGCAGTGGAAACATCTTGCTTGTTAAGATAACCGGCTTCATCATCCGGTCCCATTGATATACACTTTATAGTGCCATCAATCCCGCCCTCTATATTAATACTATCTCCCTCGCCTTTGAAATACATAATCGGGAAAGCGTAAGCTGTATTGTTTTGTGACAATTGCGAGAAAGCAAGTTCATATTGCTCTATGCTGTCTTGTGAAGGAGACCAACAAGCGCCGGCTTCATTTCTGTGATAAGCCACAGGGATAAATGTAAAGCCATGTTCCTGAGAAGATACAAGTTCGTATCCGCTTAATCCAAACAAGTTCTTTATCACTTGCTTTATTTTGCTGTACGCCCCTTTTCCTTTTCTAAAGCGACGGAGATATTTCTCATCCCAAACTTCAAGCCAGTCTGTAACTGTATTTCCATTATTGTCAAAATCGGAATAGGAACGGGCAAACAATGTAAGTTCCCCTGTAACATTATCGAAATGGGGATATAACGTATCTCCTTTCTCAAAAGAAAGGACTTTCCAATAGAAAATTCCTTTTCGGAGATAACCTACAAATGCTGTGTCCCCTGTTATCTTTACGGATTTTGCCGCTTCATACCATGCTATCTCCATGTCCTTTACAGCCCATCCGGTTCGAAACTTAAAAAATGTATCCTTTACTTTTTCATTTTCGGTATCCCCTTCCAACTCAAATTGAATGTCGTTTCCACAAAGATGAACCAGGTGTTTGATTGTTATAATCCTCTGAAACGCAAAAGCACATCTGATAACGGACTCTCTAAACCACTCTTTTGTTTCAGGGTCTTGTCTTAATCTGTCCGGATATACCAATGGGTCATTTATAGCATGTCCGGACGGCTCAAATTCCCTCAAAAAATCCATTTGAGTTATTATCTGATATGTCGGATTGTCTAAAGGCTCATTAACGGACAAGCTGCCAGATATAACCCCAGCTGCTTGTTTGTATCCATTTGGCAATATTCTCCGAAACGGACGGCGTACCATAATCTGTCGTGTACTTATATTCTCCATAATCCTTTTGGTTTAGTGTGTTGTTTTCTTATATCAAAAATCTGTCTGTAAATCATAGCCTCTATAAAGTCGGGAGAATGGCCGACGTACTTTTTCATCACTTCCTTTTTAATTAAAGAGAAGCCTTTATCTGTGTCTGCATCCCGGATGGCTTTGCGTTCTTTCATCAGGATATTATAAAGTGTCATATCTGAATATCCGTTTCCTGAAAACTTACGCGACAACAAATCGGGGTTAATCGAAATTTCATCATTCTTAATCTTCTTAACGAGAATATCAGCGCATTGTGATTTCAAGGAAGAATAAATATATTTGATTGACTTTTCATCAGCCTTTGTCATCGGAATTGGAGCTGCCATATTATTAAACTTGACCGCGTCCGGAAATTTGCCCTTAAAATCCTGTCCAGGTCCATTCAAGTCAAAAACAAAGTCTTTCTCCAGGACTCCCCATTCACGCAACTTATATGCGACGCACTCTTCCGTCCGCTTGGAGTTATCCCGGCTTACATATACGTCCTTGATATGGTTCCCAATCCAAAACCATAGAACAAGATTGTCTCCGCCTTCATACGCAATATCACATGATACCCTTCGCTTATTATCTCCATATTGGGCGGAGTTGTTGAAGAAACGCTCCATGTGTTCGATTTTAAGAATATCGTCTCCAGCCGCTTTAAAATTCCAATTTCCTTCGAGGTCGCGAGCGCGGGATTCTTCATCCTGCTGGGCAAGATTAGCCGCATAATTTGAGTCAGCCTCAATCAATTTGATATTATCCTCCAAACGTGCCCGTATAAAGACGACTGACTTGACAAACATTGTTTTCTTATTAAATCCCAATTTTTTGTAAGCATCATTCCAAAGAGGGTCTATAATGGATTTACATTGTTCATATACCTCTTCTGGCGTGTCTCCCCAAAATATATTATTGGGAGAATCTCCATCCATAAAACAATATCTTTTCTTTCCATCGCGTTCTGGTATAGGATTCCCATCCTCTCCTATCCACCAATCTATAAAAACGCGCACCCAGCTATCCGGATCCGGATTACAAGTACCCCAAAAACGGTTTTTAATACCATAAGCGTTACGGTTGCAAGTGATAAGGTATTTAAACTTGTCATAAGAACAATGGGTTATTTCGTCTATACCGATATAACAGAACTGTTTACCTTGAAAGCGCTTCTTGAAATCCTCAAAATTATCAGCAAAATAAGAAAACCACAGTTTTCCCGCGTTTTCTCCAAAATTCCAAGTCATATCCGATATAGAACGGTTATAAGTTCCAAATTGGGAGTAAATAAGATACGACGTGTTAATCATATCTCTAAGGTCATCTTTCTCGTTACGCAGAAGAACGGCATTAAAACGTGGATTTTTAATGTCTGGCAAGGATTCCATTAATAAAGTAAATGTTTTTGAACCGCCACGATTTCCTCCCATAATAACAATGTCGGCATCGGAAGCTAATGAGTTCTCCTGCCCGCCGGATTGAGCTATAACATTGAAATCATTTTTCAAATTACGCAACCTGTCTATGTATTCATAACTGAATACACCCTCTCCCTTTTTCGTATATACAATCTTGTCGTGTTCCATAAAAAAAATAAGCCGGCGTATGCAGTATAAATCCGCACACTCCGGCTTGAATCACAGCTCTATGAGTTATATATAATGCAAATATACGATTTATTATAAATTTTCTAATATTTCTCATATAAAAATACACATAAAGCATTGTATTTTAGAAAATATACTATATATTTGCAATACTAAATCATGTGATATGATAAAGATAGACGCTAAGCTGGATGAAAAACAGACCAGCGAAAAAGGAAATTTTGTAACATGTCCGGTGTGCGGGCAAAAGTTGACCGATGTAAAAATAATACACGGTAGCGTATTATTTAGGACTGTATGCCGAAGATGTCGTAATTTTATCAGCGTCAGAATAGAAGAATAGCAATTTTACATATGCAAGCCTAAGAGCTTATTAGTGCACAAAGCACTGATAGGCTCTTTTTTTTTATAACACAAACTAAATAAACACGATGGAGAAAGAACAAATCTTATCCGAACTGACGACCAGATTAGGACAAACCAGTTTTTCGTCACAGACATTAATGAAGTACATAGAATTGAATCCGGTAGCAGAAGGGATGGAGCCTGATGACGCTTATTATAGCAAGGCGACATCTTTTCTTCAAGGAATGCAAGGGCAGTACAATCACGATGTCGCAACAGAAGTTGAGAGTTTTAAGAAAAACTACAAACCTCAACAGAGTTCTCCTGACTCAGGAGAAGGAGCAGGAGATAACGTCCTTGCCGACAAGCTAAAGGAAATGGAAAATGAGATTTTGCTTTTGAAGGAAGAGAGGGAGGCGGAGAAAAACGCCGCGTCAATCCATGACTTAAAAGTCCAGTCTATGGACTTGTTGAAATCTCAAATTGAAAACGGGGGCAAAAATATCTGTAACGATGAAATCCTGAATATCGCCATATCTGACGTGAAAATCACCCAAAATATGGAAGTGGAAGAAATTGTCAGTTGCGCCAAACGCAATTATGAAAAAAGATACAAGGCTATTTTCGGAAATGGCGCTTCCCCGAGTATCAACCAGTATGCAGAAACCGGAGAAGAACAGGCAAAAAGCCGCCGTGAAGCATTCAAAGACCGGCTAAGAGCGCAAGGAAAACTTCCTCGAAAACAATAAACACATTAAAACAGACAAAGAATGAGACAATTAGGAACTTTCAACACTATCAGTCAATCCCGGTCGGGATTTGGCGGAAATTTTCCTGTTTGGTCAAGAGTAAGAGAATTATATCAGGGTGGTGGTATGATTGATGTCGCCGGAATGGGATTAAAGCCTGGTGATATTATACATGCCGGCACAATGGTAAAATTCAATGGAGCAGGCAAACAGGTAGAGGTAATTACAGCAGATGGAGTGACTGGTGTAAAGGCAGTAGTGACGCTTACTATCACTAAAAAGGCATCCGGAAACGGGGATTTGTCTATTGTGTTAGGCGAGAAAAGCTATTCGGTTGCCGTAACAAGCGCATCAGAAAGTACCCCAGAACTGGTAGCTACCAAAATCGAAGGAGCAAAATCTTCTTTTGCAGAATGGGATGTAAAACGTAGTGGGGCTACTGTGACTTTCACGCAAAAAACCGCTGCTCAACTTTACGCATACATGTTTATTCCAGGAAATACCGGAGTAACGGGAGATATTGAGGAAACCGTCAAAGGAGTTCCCGCCGGCGGAAAGCTAACCGATGTCAACGGCCTTGTATTTGAAGACGTATGTATCCCTGAAGGCTGTATCCTTGCAACATGCGCAGTTGTACGCGCAGGCAGAATTTATGCAGACAGGGTGTTCGGTGGTGGCATTCCCAAATCGGTAGAAGCACAGCTGCCTATGATTGAATTTGTGCGTGAATCTGACGAATAAAGAAAGGAGAATAATATGTACACAAGAAACAAAGAATTTTACGACATTGTAGGGAAAGGTCTTGCAGCATTGGGATATACTGGGAATAAACCGCTGGAAGCATGGATTAATGACATGTTTGCCGAAAAATACAATGCGGAACAAACGTTCTCCCAAATGGGTTTCCCGTTAAATCCTAATATTCCTCTGAATCCCACATATGAGCAGATAGAAGCAACAGTCCGTGCATACACGCTGGCTACCTATGTGGATATTGACAGTGATGGTGCAACCAAATCTACAGACGGAATGTCCCTGCAAATGGGTGGATTGCCAACCTTCAAGCATGAGATTGTACTGAGCCGCAAAATCCTAAGAGAAAAAATGATGCTGATGGATGCCATTGGCGGTACCACTCCGGAAATTGAGTCTACAATAATGGAGCTTCTGTTTAATGGAGTGGACAGCTTACTTGGTGGCAACTACAATACATTTCTATACCAGCGAAATCAGGTTGTATCCAACAAAGGTAAGCTAATCATTGACGCAGCTAACAACCCGCTTGGTATTGCATTGACTATAGATTTCGGCGTGCCTAAAAAGAATATCAAGGATTCTATCTGGTATAAGAAGCCGGAAAGCGAAGCGGTGCAGGAAGGAGCTTTGGGTACTACAATAGACCCGATAAAAGTCATGAGGCAAGTCAGACGCGATTCCCAAGAAAAGGATTTTGCGCCTGCTGGTCACTGGGAATGCTCCAAGACGACCTTTGAGGATTTGATTAACCTTCCGTATTTCCGCCAAATGTACACAGTTGCGACACGCCCAGATATTTCCGATAAAGGCATGCAGTTGGCATTTGCCAATCTTGTCCCCGACGAAACAATCAAAGCTTTCATTGAAGCGCGTATCGGTGCTGAAATCAGAATTGTCGATTCAATATCCGTAGTGGAAAAATATGACAAATCTTCCAAAGCTATACAATACAAGAATTTGCAAAGTTTTGAAGAGGGGGTATTGGCGTATGTTCCAAATGAAGACCTGGGTGATGTACAATGCGGACGTCCTATTTTCATGGAAACACCGGGCGCCCGTACGGCATTGTATGACGGCGGCCGCACTCTGATACGTCAGGTATTCAATGATGAAACCATGACGCAGGTAATCAAATCAGAAGTGACCGGATTGGTTGTTCCTAATAAGGTTCGCTGGTTCTACTACTTGAACATTAAAGGTAAATAACCATGAAGGATTCTCAAAATACAAATACTGGCACTGCCATAGAGGAATATCTCCGTGGTTGTGTCGGTTTTGAAGTTACGGACAGTGCTATTTCCACCATACTGATTGACAGGGGAATTGCACCGGGGACGGATGTCAGCACGTTGGAAAAACGCCAGAAAGACTTGTGCCGGGCAGACCTTTATATGTGGTGCGCAAGTACACCGAGCGTAACTGGAAGCGTAGAGGATGCCAACGGTGTATGGAAGCACAAGGAGGGTGGTACACAAAGCTCTGCCTATGACAAACGTAACCTTCGGCAAATGGCAAATGATATATACGCATTGTATGGAGAGAACGTCCGTAAATCATCAGTCAGAATTGTCAACTTGGGTATGAACATGAATAAAAGGTATCCGCTATGAAAGTAAATAATCCACGTTTTCCGCATACATGCAAAGTGTATCGTATTTCCGGAGAAACATCTTTTGACGAAGGGAACGAGACCGTATTGTATGTAGGGAAATGCAACAAGTATGGAAGGACTTCTCCAAGAACATCCACGAAAGACAACGTCATAAAAGTAGATTATGCTGTAGATATTCCCGGGCTCGTGAAGGGGATTGTTGCAGGAGATATTGTGGATTTTGCCGACTTTGGAGCACCTTTTGAAGGATGTATAATAACTGATTGCTATCCTACAACAATGGGGACAACGTTATATTTTACTCAGGCTAAGGGGTAAGGTATGGAAGATAATGCTAAAGTCTTGGAAGAAGGCAAAAAAAAGATGAGAAATATCATTGATGAATATTTGCTGGATAGAATAACAGAAATCGGAATCAGACTTCTGCAAGATGGAGTAGTATCAGCCAAGTACCATAATGTAACTGGAAATACTCTAACTTCATTAGCTGTTGGAATTTATTATAGAGGTGGATTATCTCGTATAATTACCGCTGTCGTGACACAAGGATTAAAAAATCCCACCCGCCCCAAGCTTAGCAGAGGAGACGGTATTGGCGTGATAATGGTCCAAAGTTATGAAAGTGGTAAGTTTATTCCCATAAAAAAATACAACTTGATTGACACCAACGGGGAGTACGGTTTAACCACTTCTGTAAATTTCCTCAAAGCATATAAAACTCCAAATGATGGCATAGGATTAGTGATGTGTACAGGTACGGAATATTCTAACTACTTGGAGTCAAAGAAGGGGTTAAATGTATTGTCAGATACATTTGATTACGCAGAAAGCATTGCTAAAATGACCTTTAAACCAATGAAATGATATGGGGTACGAACAGGATTTTAAATACAAAGACGCGCTTAAATCATTGTTTGACGCAGCAAAGACGGTAAGTGAGAATGTGTTCACAAATGACCGTCCCGCTGCTGTGCCTAAGCAAATGGATAATTTCATTGTGGTGTCATTGCCCGGCTTGTTGTCTTCCATGACCTATGGCAGCGGATTTGGAAATATCCGTACCTATTGCACCATTGAAGTGTATGTCAGACAGAAAAAGGGAGGTGCGGAAGACTTGGAACAAATGGACACTATTGTAGGAGATATTCTTTCCCTATTCCCTATCAGCGACAATTTCATAAGTGCCTCAAACCCCAAATTGACCTTGAAAGGAAATGACGGATTAGGGTTCAGCGCAACATTGATAAGGACTGACCTTGTGATAAAATAAACATAAAATAAAACGATTAAAACTATTTATTATGGCAATGAAAACAAAGCAGGAATTGAAAGATGTATTTAGCGGTCTTTCATCCATTATGTTGGTAAAGGGTGGCATTGCAAATTTTGCCACGGTAACTCCAGATTTTGATTTGCCCGTTACCGTAGATACCCTTTCCTTGTCCCAAGCAGAACCGACATTAAACCGTACAAAGGTGCACGGTCTGCAAGCGGATTGGGCTGTCACCAGTACAGCAGGAGATATTACTTTCGCTGCTACCGTTCCAAGTGTAAGCAAGGAATTGGTAGAATATTTTCTTGGGAAAACCACTGAAATTGCGCAAGCGACTATCAACAACCAGCAATTTAAGGGATTCTCTGCTGTGCTAAACAGCAAGAAGATGAACGTAGGATTTGCGCTTATAAGTGACGATGGAGAAAAATGTTTGCTTGTAAAAAGAATGGCCGTCTACGCACGCCCCTTGTTTGAGAATGCGTCCACTACCCCATTCGCTTTTGCGCTTAGCGGAACTATTGAACTTGAAGATGGTGCTTCGTCCGGCTCCTCTTCCGAAGATAATATCGCTTTCTTAACAAAAAAAGCCGACTGACCGTAGCTCCAGCTTCCCTGTCTTTTACCAGCGCGGCAGATAATACAGGGAAAACCATTACCGCAACAACCAAGGAAAGCTCTGTCTCTGCTTCATCAACGGAAACATGGTGCAAAACCTCGGTTAGCGGGAAAGTGGTGACGGTCAAAGTCGACGAGAATAGCGGAGCAAAAAGGACTGCTACGGTCAGCGTATTCACCGCCAATGAGTTCAGTGCGGTGGAAGTTACCCAGGACGGTTCTTTGATTTAAAAATATGGCGGTGTGCGTTATTGCCGCCGCCTTCTCCTTTTTCACACATCACAATAACACAATATGAACGATAAAACAATAAACCAACCTACCACCGCAGAGCAGAAAACGCTTGACGACGTGCTGGAGAACAGCATAGATTATATTACGATAAGAGGAAAAAAGTTCGGTATAAAATGGCTGCACCGTGGAACAATACGAAAATTAACCCATGTCTTACATTCCTGCAAAAGTGAGGATGAAGTTACTGCCAAATGTGCCTCTCTCATTATTCTGAATAATTGGTGGAAGATAAGACTTTTCCATTGGATATACTGGCGTATGCTATGGAAAAAATACACAGACACAGAGTTAACCGATATTGTTGTTATCGGTAAAAAAAAAGTGGAATTGCAGAAACTGGAATACTTGAATGCTACCATGTTCTTGACCGGAATGAGAGACACGATAATGACGATGACGAGAAAGGAAGCAGAACGTATCCTTCAAGAACTTCGGCAGGAGCAGCATTTGCAAACGGAGAAAAACACCCAGAGCTGACACGACCGTTAATTCTTCTTTGGGGAATGATTAATATCCCTAATTGGTATATGGACTGGGTATTGACCTGCGCTCAATACGAACTTCTGATGTGCGATGCTCCGATTGTAGTGTATGACAAAGCAGACACAGAACAAAAAACGCACACGGCCAAAGAGATGGAAGATTTAAAAAGGAAGTGGGAAGAAAAGAGAAAAGAGCAGGAAATGAAAGGACAAAAAATTTCCCTCAATGATTTTATAGTAAACGGTATTAACGCTATCCCCAAAGATACAAAACAAGAATAGATATGGCAGACCTCGGAAATTTGAATTTTGGCGTTCACTTGAAAGATTATACAGAACAAGAGTACGAAGCTATCAAGAAAAAACTTGTGAATATGCACGTCACGACCAGTGCAAAGGTTGGATTAAAAGTAGATATAAAGGAGATTGAAGACAAGGTAGAAGCCTTGCTGAAAAACAAGACCTACAAAGTAAAGCTGGATGTAGATAGCGAAAGTATCAAGAGTTTTGCAGAAGCATTCAAAGGGAAAGGCATGACTTCTGATGAATTAAGAGGGATTAAGGGGTTCGCAACAACGGTACGTATGGATGCTGATGTGACATACAAGAAAGTTCTTCAAGACATTAGAAGAGAGAGAGAACAATTAGATGCCAGTATCAAAAAAGAGCGAGAGCAGTTAAACGCCAGTCTTAAAAGGGGGCGTGAACAATCCGAAGCATTACTAAGAGCTGCCCAGGCAGCGTCTTCAACAATCCGTGCGGATGCTTATGCAAATACCCAAACGAAACGTGCAGATGCTTACGTTAACTCACAAAAAGCCCTTGAACAGCTTAGGATTGCCCGAATGCAGGCTGCAAAGGCTTCCGATACGCACAATGCGGCAATGAAGAGGACAAACACTACAATGTCTTCTCAATCACGGATAGCCGGAGAACTGAAAAATCAAATCGCCAATGTGTATTCCATATACACTTTAGAGCGTTTTGTAAGGGGATTATATACCATTGGCGGAGAGTTTCAGAAACAACGCATTGCCCTTACCTCCATTCTTGGAGACAGTATGAAGGCGGGAACCGTATTCAACCGCATTAAGGATTTAGCGGTTGTCTCTCTGTTTCAGTTTAAAGAACTGGCTTCATACACCAAACAATTGTCCGCATACAGCACTCCGTATGAAGAGCTTTACGATACGACCAAACGACTTGCCGACATTTCCGCAGGTGTGGGTGTCGATATGGGACGTATCATATTGGCGTACGGGCAGGTGCGCAGTGCAGCTTTTCTCCGTGGGCAGGAATTGAGGCAGTTTACAGAGGCGGGTATCCCGTTGGTCGATGAATTGGCAAAACGGTTTACTAAGCTTACGGGAGTGGTAACTTCCGCCGGAGACGTATTCGATAAAATCAGCCGGAAAGAGGTCAGCTTCGGCATGGTGAAAGATGTTCTTTGGGAGCTGACCGATGAAGGCGGCAAATTCTACAACATGCAGGAAGCCCTTGCGGAAAGCCTTGCTGGCAAATGGAGCAACTTGCAGGACGCATGGGATGTTATGATGGCTGACATTGCGGAAGGCAATAGCGGTGTACTTTCAGATAGTTTAGAGCTGCTTACTGATTTAATGAAACATTGGGAGGCTGTCGCAGATATACTTGGTATACTTGTAGGAATTTATGGCTCTTATAAAACGGCTGTGATAGCTGTAAATGTAGCACAAAAGTCTTCTTTTGCAATCAGTCAAATGCAAGCGTATTATACATGGTTAAACAAAGGAGTCAAAGTCACCAAAGCAGCCGCAGTAGCACAATGGGCACTTAACTCGGCAATGAAAGTCAATCCGTGGGTATTTTGGATAACCACATTGGGCGCTATAGTTACAACATTGACAGTATTCCAAGAAAAAGTTGAAACGGTTGCTGAAAAAATAAAAAAACTAAATATTGAGTTCTCAAAAAACATAGAGAAGATTAAAGAAGAGGAAAGTAAAGCTAAAGGATATATCTCTCGAATATTCGATAAAACAAACGGGATTGATGCTCAAAGAAGGGCATATCTAAACCTTCAAAAAATATATCCCTCTCTCTTTGAGAATATGAAATTTGAACAATTTCTTTTAGAAGGGGAATATCAAGCCATCCAAAAAGTGTTATCTGCATCAAAAGAAAGAGAAAAAGTCAAAAGCGCAGGGCTTGTAATCGGCGCGACCAATAATAGAAATGAAGCTCAAAGAGAACTTAACAGATTGAAATCTCGCAGAGAATATTATCAATCACTGGACGGGTATGAGAATGTCATAGAGTCCTTAGATGAAGATATAAAAAAACAAGAAGAGGTTTTATCGCAAGCTCAAAAAACACTGAATGACGCATTAGAAAATTATTCAACTTACAAGATAAAGAAAGATGACAAGAATTCTGCCTGGTTCAAGAAAGCGACCGAATTGTATGAAAAATTCGGTATAGAAAGGCTAAAGCCTGATGCAGAAGGTGGTCTGCAAAAATACATAGAAAATATAATCGGTGCTAATGAGGATGCGTCCTCTACTCTTAGCGAATGGACTAAAAAAGAGGGCGAATGGAATGAAGAAACTCGTAAAAGTATAGATAAAGCCAAGCTGTTAAAGAATGCTACAGATGAAATACTAAAAACATTCGGGCGTGTAACCAAAGAGACCCAAAACACGAAAGACCCTATTGCCGAACAATGGAAAGCCCGTACCGACCTCATAGATAAAGCCGTTTCCAGCTATGAGAAATGGAGAAAGATAGAAGGAGAAGAAGCCGCATCCCAAAGAGTGAAGGGCATTTCTGAATTTGCCCCTATCTTTGACAAGAACGGGGTTAACTTGGATTTGAGTGACCCAAGCAGGGCTTACAAATACATCCAAGGGCAGTTAGACCAGAGCAAAGAGAAGCAGGAAGATTTATACATTTCTCTTGGTGTCAAGATTGACAAGGCAGGAATTGACAGTGCGAAGAAAGAAGTTGATGATGCCTTAAAGGAGATAGAGAAGTACGTTTCCCAAACCGGAGAAAAGTGGGATTTATATAAGAAGCTATTCAATGCTTCCGGCAACAAATCTCTTTCCATGAATATCGCTTTCGGTGGAGAGGTCTCATTCAAAAGTGTAGTAGATGATTTGCGCAACCAACTTTCCAAAGCGCTTGAAAATACGGAAAGTAAATTCTCCGTTACAGATGTCCTTGCCATGAAAGAGGATGATGTAAAGAAGCAGTTTGGAGAAGGAGTAATTCTGAAACTATACCAATCAATCAACGAGGAAAGTAAGAAAATGCGTTCAGAAAGCCTTGAAAACCTTTTAGGCATGATTGAGGATTATAAAGATTATGCCCAAAGGATAAAGGATATTGAACGTAATCTTCAAAAGGACTTAGCTGATATTGAAAGCCAAAGAGGTCAATTAGGCGAAGAAGCGACCGACAGACTTATAGCACAAAGGAAAAAGAAAGCGAGCGAAGATGCTGCATCTACCAAATTTGAACAATTCAAGAGTTCGGAAGACTGGGCTAAGACCTTTGACGATCTTGACAGACTTTCTTCTGCAACTCTTAGCAGGCTAATCAAGAACCTGGAAGAGTTTAAAAATACGACCGGGCAAAGCCTAAAAGTCAACGAGTTTAAAGAGCTTGTCAATGTATTAAAAAAGCTACGTGACGAAAGTGAAAGCAGAAACCCTTTCAAGACATTATCAGACGGAATAAAAGAGTATGCGGAAGCCACTGAAAAACTGAAAAAGGCTCAAAAAGAACTTGGGTTTATCCAGGATGGCGGTGAAGTTACTACTGGTGTTTCTGAAATGAGCCATACCGAAACCAAGAAAACAGATAGCGGCTTATCTTATCAGACTAAAGTCGTCGATAAATTAACTCCTAAATTAAAAACATTAGCCGATGCGGAAAAGGAAGTCACTGATGCACAAGATAAACAAAATGAAGCTTCCGATAAAGTTCAAGTAGGCTTTGGAGATATTGTCGACATGGCTAATCTTCTTATCGGCACTTTGGGAGATTTAGGGTCAGCATTTGATGCCTTAGGGAATGACAGTATAGGAGACACTCTAAGCACTGTACAAGAAGTTGCGGGTGGATTATTGAATACAGCTCAAAGCGGAGCTACCCTTTTCGCTGGTATATCTTCCGGCAATCCGATGGCTATCATGCAAGGGGCTACGGGTATAGTCAGCGGTATTACCGGAATAATAGGAAGCATAGCCAAAGCCCATGATAAGAAGCTGGATAAAGCAATCCAACGTTCGCAACTGGAAGTGAAAAAGCTTTCCAATGACTATAAGAATCTTCAATCTGTCATAGAACGGCAATTGGGTGCTGTTACCCAAAGCCAATCCAAAGAGATGATTGCAAATCTTCAAAAGCAACAAGAAGAGGTGCAAAAGCAAATGGAGGCGGAACAAGGCAAGAAAGATTCAGATGCTTCTAAAATAGAGGACTACAAGCAGCAGTATATCGAGTTAGGCGAGCAAATCAAGTATTTCTATGAAGATTTGGCAAGCGAACAATTCGGTATAGACTTAAAGGGATGGTCAGACCAAATATCAGAAGCGTTAGTCAATGCGTTCGCCAACGGAGAAGATGCAGCAAAGGCTTTTGATGATACGGTGGCTGATATAATGCGCAATGTCATAAAGGAGATGATTTCTCTGAATGTCATAAAACCTGCTATGAATAAGCTAAGAGATTATCTGTTTGGAGATAAAGGTATATTTACGGACAGTTCCGCTGGGGGTACAAATCTGACGGAACAAGAGGCAGCCGGACTAATGCAGCAACTTGGAAGCCTTCGAGGGACAATATCAGACTCGAAGAAAATATGGGATTATCTAAATGCTGCTGCAAAAAAAATGGGAATAAGCCTTGAAGAGACAAGCGCTTCAAACACTCTTTCCAAAGGGATACAAGAAAACATTACAGAAGAAACCGCCAATATTTTAGCTTCTTACATAAACGGTATTCGCGCAGATGTAAGTGTAAAACGCGCTTTGCTTGAAAAGTGGGGAAACGAGATTCTTCCGAAATATAATGTTATAGCCGAACAACAACTTACTCAATTGAGGGCAATAGCCAATAATACGTTAAGAAGTGCCCAAAATACCGAAGCAAACGTTGCTTTAGTACAAGAAGTTAGAGATATGCTAAGTATAGTGATAGACAGAAGTGGTAGAAAAATCAAAATATAATATGTTATGAACGAAAAGGATTTAAGCAAAACATTGCTCAACCAAGCCGTATCATTAGGGCTATGTACGCAATGGACGGAACAATGGGGAGAGCCCGACCAGCAAGAATTGATTGATAAGTATTTGCATGGGATTGATTTTGCCATTAAGCACAATTACCCCACCAACACTTTCATAAAAGAACACTTCGACAAGGACATCCTTCACAGAAACAATATCTTTGTCGATGAGGATGTGCAAGCAAGGAACATGAAGCACATAGCCGTTCTGAACGGAAATTGTAAAGGTACTCTCCTATTTGATGGCTTTTCTGTATGTGATATTTACGTGCGCCATGACAGCGAAGTAACCATTGACTGTTCACAGTATTGCAAGGTATTTATTAACGTGTACGACCGGGCAAAAGTAAATGTTATCCAAAAGGATATAGCATCGGTATATGTTTACATTCATGGAGAAGATTGTATTGTGGAAACCGATGGGGATGTCATGCAAAGAAAAAGCCAGGCTTAATGTCTGGCTTTATTATTTTCTCTAAATAACAGTCAATTATAAACTTGCAAGCCATTTCTTGCCGGACTTGGTGAATGTCCATAGGTAAATACCACCTACTATTGCCACTCCTACTGCGAAAACGAATATTAATACTTCCATACTATTTTAATATTTTGTTTGCCAGCAATGCCGACAATACGGTTAATACTATTCCAAACATAGCAACGAGCCACATTGTTGCGTTTTGGGTGTCAGAGAATAAAGGTAATGTTATTCCTATAACAAGCCCAGCAAAAGAGAGTTTAGATAGGTCGAAGAAATACCCTGCAAGTTTTTCACGCCTTACCTTATCCTTTTCCTTGACCTCTTTCTTTACTTCTTGTCTTTCGCTCCAATTACCCATTTGTATTATATTAATGCACAAATATAGAAAGAACGAACGAAAGAACAAACAAATAAACAAATAAATATCCGATAAATCAGCTTTTTAACAAATCCGATTAATTATAATTCATATGCAGAAGAACAGCATCTTGATTATTTTTTAGTATATTTGCATTATTATATATTAAAGCACAAACATCATATTTGTTATGAATAAGATAATAAGCATAGACATTTATGACCGGGATGTAATGGTTCATTTTGGAGAAAAAAAGCACTTGAAGGCAAGACTATCAAAGATATTCGGGTGCGAGAAGTCTTCCGAAATCGTTTCTATGATTAGTGGAGAAGAAAAGGGAAAAAGTTTTTTATTGCCTGGCGGACAAATGATTTTGTATATGCCAAATTTGCCGAAAGATATAAAAGGGTTGTCAATATTAGCGCACGAGATATTTCACATCGCCAACTTTACATTGGAAAAAGCAGGAATAAACTTAACCAGTGATAGTGACGAAGCTTATTCCTACTTAATTGAGTTTCTTACGAAAAAGATTTTAGCGATGCTGCCTATTTCTTTCTCTGACGATGTTCGGTCTGCGTAGTGTTTGGATGCCTTTTTCCCATGCTTTCTCATATTTATAATATCGTGGCAATATTACCATAATCGGTAGAACAAGCGATATGCCACAAAACAAGAAAAGCGGAGAAACTCCGCTTGACTTGAATAATTATTTCAAATTTAACTTATTGCTTTTCAGCCTTAATATCCATGCTCTCCCCATCCATTGACATGGTAAGTTCGGCATCATCACCCGATAAGGATTTCACTGTATATCTAATATATTCTTCACCGTCCAAATAGGTAACGATAGTATTTCCTGTCGCCTTGTATGTACCACTACCGTTACCTAAATACCCTTTGCCGTAAAAAGTTCCGTCCGACTTGAAAGAAATAGACATCCCAAACTTTGTATATGGGTATGTAGTCACGTCATACCATTTACCCTCTACTTTTACATCCGTCACATCCCATGTGCCGTACAAAGTTTCCATTGGATAGTCGAAATCATCATCATCCGAACACGCACTAAAAACAAGCACTGGCAACATTGCCAATAAAAATAAAATCTTTTTCATTTTCTTATCAAATTAATTATTATCTTTAGGGACATTGAATATATTAAAATGAATAACCTACCGCTATTGATAATTGCGAATAATCAGCGTTTTCGATAAGCGTCCAATCCCTCTTTTGATATTTATACCCAAGTTCTACAAAAATATTTCCACTCATAACCGGGAAATCAACACCAAATGCGGGCTTAAGCATAAATCCTAAATCGTTTTTATCTGCATAGTCTGAACAAGGGATGAAGAATGTATATCCTAAATCAAGAGACATATATGGAGATATACCTCCCCGGATAAAGTTGAATTTCCCATTCACAAATAATGGGATATACAAAGCAGTTTCCTTATAGTCAGAATAGTATTTATTTGTAATAGAACTGATTTCACCCTTTTCATATAAATGCTTACACCAAGATACCCCCGTACCTACTCCCAACCTAAAGTTTTCATTAAACCTATATCCAGCGAGAAATTCTGCACCAAAAGACTGGTTTTTGTCATCGTCAATACCTAAATCATATCCAACCTTGATTTGCGGTTCAAACTTACTTTGTGCAAAACACATAGATGTCGCTAACATGGCGACAAATAAAAACAA